TCCCAAAAATTCCCCGGGGGTATATTTCTGACAAACAATCCACTTTTTTCCGGGGTTAAAAGTATGGGGAAAGGAGCTCGAACTCTATAAGTAAGGAGAGGAGGTCGCTTGCCAGCGAGAAGAAGACGTTCCAAAGATGAACGAACTCCTCGTAAACCGGCAGCAACTCCTGAAGCTCGTGAGAATGAGATGGTTTCTTATGCTATTGATCTTGCCGAGGAGCAGATTCGTGATGGAACAGCTTCATCTCAAGTCATTACGCATTTTCTAAAGCTGGGTTCGACTCGTGAACGTCTCGAACAGCAACGACTGGAGCATGAAAACGAATTGACTCGTGTAAAGATCGAGGCTCTTGAATCTCAGAAGCGTGTAGAAGAGTTGTATCTGGAAGCACTTCAAGCAATGCGCTCATATTCGGGTGAGTTACCACCTCCTGATTCTGATGTCGAAGATTAGGACATATTCGGAGCTTCGGCAACTAGAATCGTTCTTAGAACGATATCGCTATCTTAAACTCCGGGGAGGTGTTGGTACAGCAACTTTTGGATTTGATAGATGGATTAACCAGCGTTTTTACAAGTCTCGAGAGTGGATACGTGCTAGAGATTATGTCATAGTTCGTGATAACGGCTGTGATTTAGGCATTCTGGGATTTGAAATTCATACAGACCTATTAGTTCATCATATGAATCCAGTAACGATAGATGCTGTTACAAATAGTGATGATTGGCTTCTTGATCCGAACTTTCTTATAACGACGTCTCTTAAGACGCATAACGCTATTCATTACGGAGATGAAAGCCTACTTCCTAGAGGTCCAATTGTAAGAGAGGCAGGTGACACAAAGCTTTGGTGACTAAAACTATTACGAATCATCCAGCTGAGACGGCAATGCCAATCGCAACTGTATTGGCGGCATTGATTGCAAAGCTGGTTGGTGTAGAAGATACGGATACGATTCTTTATTTGGCTCTAGCTCTCTCCTTTATTCCGGCTGCCGTAACTTGGGTTGTGAATTTAGTGAGAAAGCCCGATGGAAGTCCCGTGGATTGATTTAGAAATTACATGGGCTGGATTAGGTACTTTTCTTATAGGTATTGGTACGGCGCTTAGTGGAGTTGCCGCGTTTATAGCAGTTCGAAAACATAAAAACGGTAAGGAGAATAATGGCGACTCGTCAACGATTGAGTAAGAACTTTGTTGTAGAGGAATTTGATTGTAGAGATGGTTCCAAGGTGGGAGCTCGTCATTACAATGGTTTGGGTTATTTGTGTCGAACGTATTTAGAACCATTGCGAGCTAAGTATGGACGTGTTACAATCAATTCTGGTTTTCGAAGTGTAGAGCATAATAGAAGAATTGGTGGCGCTAGTAAGAGTTATCACGTTTATACAATTCACGATGGTAACGATCATGCGGCAGATATTACGTGCGCGCGAGGAACTCCTGCGCAGTGGCATGCTACGCTTAATTGGCTACGCAAGACTAAGCGTGGTGGCAGAGGTGGACTAGGATTGTATCGTACGTTCGTGCACATCGATACTCGGGATTATCAAGCTAATTGGAGGGGATAACATGACTGAACATGAAGCAGAAACACCGGTTGGTCTTCCTGATGAGTCAGAAGTAGAGGTTCCCGATGAGGAACCTGTTGCTGATGAAGATACTATGCCTCAGGAAGAAGCCGATGCGGACGAGACGGTGGATAATGCTGAGAGTGATGACGCTGAGGTAGCTCCAGATTCTCCTCCTGTGCCAGCTCCGGATACTACTCCACCCGGACCGTCTGAAGATTCAGCAGCATAATTTAGAAAGAAAGATGGGTGAGATAAATGGAACCTAGTATTCTTAATAGTACTAAGAAGGTTTTGGGTATTGCCGAAGATTATACAGTATTTGATGTAGACGTTACTATGCATATTAATACCGCACTTTCTACACTCACCCAGCTGGGGGTTGGACCCACCGAAGGTTTTACTGTCGAAGATGCTGGTGATGAGTGGGAAGACTTCGTCGATCCCGACGATCATCAGTTCAACGCAGTCAAGTCCTATGTATATCTTAAGGTTCGGATGCTTTTCGATCCGCCCTCGACGTCGTATCTTATTGCGGCACAGCAGAAGCAGATCGAAGAGCTCGAGTGGCGTCTGAATGTCCATCGGGAAGAGACGGGTTGGGTCGATCCAGATCCACCCGTTCTCCTCCCGGATGAAGCTGCTTAGGAGGTTGCTGTGGGAGTTGCAAATGTAGAACTTCTGTCTGCTTGGCAGAATAGTGGAAGTGATGGTGTAGAGAGAGAAAGTGCTCAGGATGAGTATGATCGAAAGCAGGCCGAGAAGGTTGCTCAGATTAGAGAGCGACAGATCCGACTAGGTCATATTTCTGCACCAGAAGAGGAGCCTCAGTCTGAAGCAGAGAAGCCAGAGAAGCCAGAGAAGGAATAGGAGGTAGAATGGACGCCTCCGAGGCAGTTGTAAAAAACATTCTTGAACACTTCGGTGTGAAAGGAATGCGTTGGGGCGTTCGTCGCAAAGCTACGGTTGGGCCACGAGAAATTGTTGTTAGTGATAAAAGAAAGAAGCTCAAGATCTCTGGTGGTCAAGGGCGTCCGGCGAGCCCCGATGCAGTTCGTGCTCGTTCACTCGGACGAGTTGGAAAGAAAAGTGGACTCAAAGCTCTTTCTGATAATGAGCTCAATGATTATTCGAGGCGATTGCAGCTTGAACAGAATGTAAAGCGCCTTGAGTATAACGAAAAGAATGCTGCTCAGAAATTTGTTGCCGGTCTTCTTGGTCAGCGTGGAGGTAGAGCTCCAGATGAAGCTGGTAATGAAACTAGAAAGAGGATAGGCAAAGCTATTAAAGCTAGCGCCGCAGCTGCTGCTGCCGCTTAGAGAGGAGGGTTAGCGTGGGCCTGTCTAATACAACGACACCGATTTATTACGGTCGGTTTCGTGAGGCAGTTCTTCGAGGTGAGATTCCTGTAAACCGTGAAATCTCCCAGGAGATGAATCGGATCGATTCGCTCATCGCTAACCCTAACATGTATTATGATGATCAAGCAGTTGAAGGATTTATTCGTTATTGTGAAGGAGAATTAACATTAACTGATGGATCAGATCTTCATCTTCTTGATTCATTCAAACTTTGGGCGGAACAGATCTTTGGTTGGTATTACTTCGTCGAGCGGTCAGTCTATGTCCCGAGCAAAGATAATCGTGGAGGACACTATGAGAAACGACTGATTAAAAAGCGGCTCATTCTTAAACAATATCTAATAGTTGCTCGTGGAGCAGCTAAATCGATGTATGCGTTTTTGATTCACAGTTATTTTCTAAATGTGGATGTATCAACTACGCATCAGATCAATACTGCTCCAACAATGAAGCAAGCCGAAGAGGTTTTATCTCCATTTCGAACTTCCATCACGCGCTCGCGCGGGCCATTATTTAAGTTCCTTACCGAAGGATCCCTGCAAAATACAACAGGATCGAGAGCTAATCGTGTCAAATTGGCTTCTACAAAGAAAGGTATCGAGAACTTTCTTACTGGCTCAATCCTTGAGATCCGTCCAATGGCCATTAACAAACTACAGGGACTCCGTCCTAAAATCTCTACAATCGATGAATGGCTATCGGGAGATCTACGAGAAGATGTTGTCGGAGCAGTTGAGCAAGGCGCTTCAAAGCTTGAAGATTTCTTAATTGTAGCTATCAGTTCTGAAGGAACAGTTCGAGCTGGTTCTGGTGATACAATTAAGATGGAGCTTGCAGATATTCTTAAAGGTGAATACTATGCGCCTCATATTTCAATCTGGCATTACAAGCTAGATGAAATCGAGGAAGTTGCAGATCCCGCAATGTGGGTCAAAGCTAATCCAAATTTAGGAGCAACGGTCTCTTATGAAACTTATCAGCTTGATGTGGAGCGTGCTGAGAAAGCTCCAGCCTCACGCAACGACATCCTTGCGAAGCGTTTTGGGATTCCGATGGAGGGTTACACTTATTTCTTTACTTACGAAGAAACTCTGGTTCATCGGGCTCGTGAATTCTGGCAGATGGCTTGCTCTCTCGGCGCGGACCTTTCGCAGGGCGACGATTTTTGTGCATTCACGTTTCTATTCCCTCTAGGTAGAGAAAAGTACGGAGTAAAGACTCGGAGCTATATTACAGAATTAACATTAATGAAGCTTCCTGCAGCCATGCGTCAAAAGTATGATGAGTTTATCAATGAAGGAAGTCTTCATGTCATGGATGGGAATATTCTAGATATTATGGAGGTATATGAGGATCTAGACAGATTCATCCAGACTTCTGAGTTCGATGTTCGCGCGCTCGGGTATGATCCGTACAATGCTAAAGAATTCGTTGCTCGTTGGGAAGGTGAAAACGGACCTTTCGGTATTGAGAAGGTTATTCAAGGTGCAAAAACAGAATCGGTGCCGTTAGGCGAAATCAAGATTATGAGTGAAGAAAGACTTCTTATATTTGATCAATCACTCATGTCTTTTGCCATGGGAAATGCAATTACGCTAGAAGATACTAATGGAAATCGAAAGCTTCTAAAGAGGCGCCAAGATGAAAAGATTGATAATGTTTCTGCGCTTTTGGATGCTTGGGTTGCATACAAGCTGAACAAGGAGGCTTTTGAATAATGAGTGTTCCACCTAAAAGAGCTTCGATTACTTTAACTGAAGCGACGCTACTTGTTATTGCGGTTTTTATTATCCTTGCCTATTTTACCGGCTGGGATCAAAATCTATTGAATTAACTAGGAAGGGAGGTGTAATGTGTCGCGATTTGGTACGACGTTAAAACATGCCTGGAATTTATTCGCAAATTTGGAAAATAGACGTGCTTTCTCTCAGTACGGTGATCCAAATTACGGAGGAAGACCAGATCGCGTAAGGCTCCGAATTCCTAATGAACGATCCCTTATTTCTTCAATTTATACACGTCTTAGTATTGATGTTGCTTCGGTTGATATGCGTCATGTACGAACGGATGATCAGAAACGATACCTTGAAGATATCGAAAGCGGCCTGAATAATTGTTTGACGGTCGAAGCTAATCTCGATCAAGCTGCGCGCGCTTTTCGGCAGGATGTAGCTATGACTCTTTTTGATAGAGGCGTTGCGGCACTTGTTCCCGTCGATACAACACTTAATCCAGAGCTCGGTGGATTCGATATCTTAACGCTTCGTGTTGGTGAGATTGTAGCGTGGTATCCACAGTATGTACGAGTAAGTTTATATAACGAAGCGGTTGGCCGACGTGAAGAAATTACTTTGAAGAAGTCGGCTGTAGCTATTGTTGAGAATCCGTTGTATGCAGTTATGAATGAACCGAATTCAACATTGCAGCGTCTACTTCATAAGCTTAATTTGTTGGATGCTATTGATGAAGCATCTGCTTCTGGTAAATTAGATATTATCATTCAGCTTCCATACGTAATTAAGTCAGAAGCTCGTAGACAACAGGCAGAACAACGTCGTGCAGATATTGAGTTTCAACTTAAGGGTAGTCAATACGGCATCGCGTATACTGATGGGACCGAAAAGATTACTCAGCTAAATCGACCGGCCGAGAATAATCTTATGGGCCAAATTGAGTTCCTAACCGAGATGCTTTATGGTCAGCTGGGCCTAACCGAAGAGGTTATGAATGGAACGGCTGATGAAAAGGCTATGTTGAATTATTGGAATCGTACAGTTGAACCGATTCTTACCGCGGTTGTTGAAGCTATGCGACGCACCTTCTTGACTAAAACTGCTCGGACTCAAAAGCAAACGGTTCTATTCTTTAGAGATCCATTCCGTTTGGTACCAATTGAGAACATTGCAGAGATTGCGGACAAGTTTACCCGTAACGAAATTCTGACATCTAATGAAATTCGGCAGGTTGTTGGTATGGCTCCTCACAAGGATCCAAAGGCCGACAAGTTAGTTAACAGCAATATGCCTGCCGAAGGTAAGATGGCAGTTAGACTTACAAACGGTTCTAGTGAAGAAGTTCCGGCGGTTCCTCCATTGGTGCCGAGGGTATCAAATGGCCGATGATCTAAGATTTAAGGAAGGAAGTCAAAATGGGAGAAAAGGCTAAGCCTGATTTCAGCGGCTATGCCACCAAAGCTGGGCTTGAGTGTTCCGATGGCCGGACGATCATGCCAGATGCCTTCAAGCATCAGGATACTCTAACCGTTCCGCTTGTCTGGCAGCACACTCATAGTGAGCCCAGCAATGTGCTTGGTCATGCTATTCTTGAGAATCGTGAAGATGGCGTTTACACATATGGTTTCTTCAACGATACCGATGCAGCTAAGCACGCTCGGACGTTGGTGAATCATGGTGACATCAAGTCGTTGTCGATCTATGCCAATCAGCTCACCGAGAAGGGTAAGAAGGTTCTTCACGGATTTATTCGTGAAGTCAGCTTGGTCTTGTCGGGCGCTAACCCTGGCGCGCTGATTGACAACATTACTTTGGCGCATGGTGATGGCGATATGGTTACGTTGGAAGATGAAGCCATCATTTACACCGGTTTGGAACTTCATCACGGCGATGAAGACTCTTCAAAGGAAGAAGAGAAGAAGGAAGTTGAGCACGCCGAAGATGATCCAACTATTCAAGAAGTTTACGATTCGATGAGTGATGAACAGAAGGAAGTTGTTCATTACATGGTTGGTACTGCGCTCGCTGAAAGGAAGAAGGAGCTCGAGCAGGCTGACGGGAAATCTGAATCGGATCTTACCCATGAAGATAAAGAGGAAGGACGGCGCATGACCCGTAATGTCTTCGAGGAGAAGGAGCGCGAAGGCAAGAAGGAAGAGAAGCACACCCTTACGCATGATGCTATTAAGGGAATCGTTGCCGATGCTCAGAAGATGGGCTCACTGAAGGACGCGGTTGAGGCTTATGCGCTTCAGCATGGCATCGATAACATCGAGGTTCTCTTCCCGGATGCTCGCACTCTTACTAGTACTCCTGAGTTTGATCAGAGGCGAGTTGAGTGGGTTTCGGGTGTCATTAATGGTACTAGGCATTCGCCGTTCTCTCGCATCAAGTCTATCGTTGCTGATATTACCTTCGATGAGGCCCGTGCTTTGGGTTACATCAAGGGAAATCTGAAGAAAGAAGAGTTCTTCGGTGTGTCGACGCGTTCAACCTCGCCCAGCACGGTCTATAAGAAGCAGAAGCTTGATCGTGATGATATCATCGATATTACGGACTTCGATGTCGTGGCTTGGCTTAAGGCTGAGATGCGTCTGATGCTGGACGAGGAGCTCGCGCGCGCGGTACTCATTGGCGATGGTCGTGATGTCTCTGATGACGACAAGATCAAGGACCCGGCCGGAGCTCCCGAAGGTGCGGGCATTCGTTCTATTATGAACGACCATGATCTATATGTAGCAACTATCACGGTTGATGATTCAGCTACTCCAGATGAAGTTGTTGATGCCTTTGTTGCAAATATGGGATACTACAAGGGTTCTGGTTCTCCAACATTCTATACCACGCTTCCTTTCCTTTCGTCGTTGTTGGTTTTCCGGGATAACGATGGGCATCGTCTTTGGAGAACTACTTCTGAGCTTGCCTCGGAGATGGGTGTTTCCAATATCGTGACAGTCGAAGTTATGGAGGGTGAGCCGAATCTGCTTGGTATCGTCGTGAATTTGAAGGACTATACGATTGGTGCCGATAAGGGTGGAGACGTCAATTTCTTCGATGACTTCGATATCGATTATAACCAGTACAAGTATCTCTTGGAGACCCGTGTTTCGGGCGCTCTGACGAAGATCCGTTCGGCTCTGGTTATTCGCAGAGCTTCTACTGGTGGTACGCTTGCGACTCCGGTACAGCCTTCAGTCGCGGCTAACGTGATCACGCGACCGACCACTACTGGTGTTCAGTACAACAATAAGGCAACCGGTACGCAGATGGCTGCAACTGTTACTCTGGATGCAGTTACTGTGCCTGAGTTCACGGTCGAAGCTGTACCGACGGCTGGTTACTACTTCACCACCGACCAGGAAGACGAGTGGACGTTCGAGTATACGGCGTAAGGTAGGTCTCTTATGGCAAGGTTCTATGGTCGTGTTGGATATGCCGAACAATCTAGTGAAGCTGCACCTGGAGTATTTGTAGAAATCATAGTCGAGAAATCATATTACGGAGAAGTTATTCGAAATACTAGAAATCTCCGTGAAGGAGAGAATCTTAATCCCGATCTCAGTGTGCAAAACGCAATTAGTATTGTGGCTGATGCATATGCTAATGATCATTTCCATGCCATTCGTTATGTGGAATGGGCGGGGGTTTTGTGGACGGTTTCCAGCGTCGAAGTGCAAAGCCCCCGTCTTCTGCTGAGATTGGGGGAGGTGTATAATGGCCCCACGGTTGGACCTGCACCAACTCCTTGAAACTTTTACAGAGCATGTATATTTTCAGCCACCAGTTAATGTGCAACTACAATATCCGTGTATTATTTATAAAAGGGATTATGCAACTACTTTATTTGCGGATGATCATCCATATAAGTTTGTAAAAAGGTATATGGTTACGGTCATTGATCGCGATCCTGATAGCGAAATCCCGGATAAGGTGGCCGAAATACCAATGAGTCTATTTAATCGCTTTTATACAGCAGATGATTTGAATCATGACGTATATAACGTCTACTTCTGAAGGAAAGGTAGGAAATGACAGCTCTTACATGGGATCAGGTCGGAGAACGGTTGTACGAGACCGGCGTCGACCATGGAGTCCTGTATATTCCTGATGCCAATGGTGATTATGTTGACGGCTTCGCGTGGAATGGTCTTACGACTGTTACTGAGTCGCCTTCGGGTGCTGAAGCTACTGCGCAGTATGCCGACAACATTAAGTATCTGAACCTTATTTCGGCGGAAGAGTTCGGGGCAACGGTTGAGGCCTTCACCTACCCTGACGAATTTGCCCAGTGCGACGGTACTGCAGTTCCCGAGCCTGGAGTTATGATTGGTCAGCAGGGTCGTAAGGTGTTTGGTCTTGTTTATCGCACGCGTCTCGGTAATGACATCGATGGTACGGATCATGGCTATAAGCTTCATTTGATTTATGGTGCTCAGGCAGCTCCTTCGGAGAAGGCTTATGCCACTATTAATGATTCACCGGAGGCTATTACGTTTAGCTGGGAGGTCACAACTACTCCCGTGCCAGTTACTGATCTAAAGCCGACAGCACTCCTGGTGGTCGATTCTACTTTGGTCGATCCAGCTGCTCTAGCCCTTCTTGAGGCAGAGTTGTTCGGAGACGTCGGTAATGATGCACGGTTGCCTCTTCCCGACGAGGTCATTGGCTTCTTCGCTGGTACGCTTACTGTGGTCGATACGGGTATCTCGACTAATCAGCCGACGTATGTTGCTGGTACTCATGTCGTTACTCTCCCGTCGGTCACTGGTATTCAGTGGAAGATTAATGGTGTCAATAAGACTCCGGGTGCTCAGCCCGCTATGACTACTGGTCAGACGTCTCATGTTACGGCACATGCTCTTGCCGGTTATGTCATCGATGGTGATGATGACTGGACGTTCGACTATTAAAGTTAGGAATTAGACAGGAGGCTAGAGGGTGCTTACTATTACTGTTGCTCTCGAAGGTGAAATGTTCGATGAAGAGTCTCAGGAATTTATTCCTAGAGAGACTGCAACTTTAGATTTAGAGCATTCTCTAGTCTCACTGTCAAAATGGGAGTCAAAACACGAAAAGCCTTTCTTAGGAAAGGAAGAGAAGACAACCGAAGAGACTATTGATTACATTCGATGCATGGCAGTAACACCCAATGTTCCTGAAAATGTGTTTTCGCAACTTTCAGAAGAGAACATCCTGGAGATTAATACGTATATCGAAGCCAAGATGACAGCTACTTGGTTTAGCGATTCTCCTGGTGCTCCACAAAGTCGAGATGTAATCACAGCCGAGCTCATCTATTACTGGATGGTGGTGTTTCAAATTCCATTTGAGTGTGAACATTGGCATCTTAATAGATTATTTACTTTGATTCGAGTGTGTAACATCAAGCAAGCGAAGCCAAAGAAGATGAGTCGATCTGAACTCGCAGCTCGTAATCGAGAACTCAATGCTCAGCGTAAAGCGCAGCTGGGTACTAGCGGATAGGAGGTGAGAATGACACCTCTCGTTTGGGATCAACGGGGCGAAAGAATCTATCAATCCGGCGTCGATCATGGAGTTCTCTACCTCCATGAAGGAATTGCAGTACCTTGGAATGGTCTTACCGGAGTAGAGGACGATTCTTCCTCAGAATTAAAAGAGTTTTATCTAGATGGAGTCAAGTATTTGCAAAACTTGATTTCGGGAGGGTATTCCGGAAAACTTACAGCATTTACCTATCCTGATGAATTTGATTTAGTTAATGGAATTACCAGTGTTGCGCCTGGATTGTTTTATCACGATCAACCTGCAAAAAGTTTTAATCTTTCGTATAGAACCGGGATAAGTAATGATCTCGAGGGTTCGGATTATGGGTATAAGATTCATCTATTGTATAATTTATTCGCTAATCCGGATTCACAGGTATATGGTACTGCTGATGATTCAGGGTTTCCCCCAATTGAATTTTCTTGGCGTTTAAGTGGAACACCAACAAAACTCATTGGATTCAAACCTACCGTTCATATTTCTATTGATTCAACAAAGACACCTCCTGAAGTTTTGGAATTATTGGAAAATACACTGTATGGAACAGAGGTAAGTGATCCTAGCTTCCCGACGGTTCAGGAACTTTCCGAAATGTTCGGGTATGCTGGTGCACTTATCATTATTGATCATGGAGATGGTACTTGGTCGGCGGTTGATCAATCTGAAGCATATATTACTATGCCCGATTCTACTACTTTCCAGATTGATGATGCAGATGCTACATATTTGGATGCAGATACCTATGAAATCTCATCTACAAACGTCGATCCTTAATTAGGGAGGTGAAATGACTACAGTTACTGGCCTTACGGCTGAACGAATGTTGGAAATTGAAGCAGCGTCGGTTGTCGATGGCGACGTTGTTGGTGGGAATTTAATTCTTACTAAACATGATGGCGGCCAGATTAATGCTGGTAGTGTGGTTGGGCCCACAGGTCCTCAGGGTCCTGTAGGCTCCGATCTTGATGTTATTTCGGCCGTTCGTGTGTCTGGTGTTGGAATAATCAATCAGATTCGTGCCGGTCGACAGCTGACTCTAGCTGATTTCACAGATCTTGGACTTAGTGCTCCGGTTGCTTTGTGGAATCTTGCAAGTACATCAGATTCAAGTGGTAATGGACGAACTCTAACCAACAAAGGTACTGTAACATTTGCGTCAGGAATCAATGGGGCTGCAGGTACCGCTGCACAGTTTACTGGAGCAGTGGGCCAAGCACTTTATATTGCGGATACGGGTGCTAGCGATCCGTTTCGTATTAAAGTTGGATCGATTGGTTGTTGGTTTAGAACACCCCATAAAGGATCAATTCAATCTCTAATTACAAAACGAGTTAATACTCCAAATCTAGGTTGGGCATTTTCAATTTCATCAACTAACAAAATTTACTCTCGAGTTAGCCCTCAGGGTACAACTTTTAGTGATGTACAAGGTCAGTCGGATGTCTGTGATAATCGTTGGCATTTCGCGGTTATGACATATGATGGTCTTTTGCGTCGCGTTTATGTTGATGGGGTAGTCGAAACAACTATGCTAACTAGTAGTTTGATCTTTGGAGCTAATGCGCCGTTAAATATTGGTGGTTTCGGGGCAGATGGTTCCACAAATGCAAGCGAGCCTAATTTCGGTCGTGTATCAAATGCTTTTATAACGAATGATATTCTTACCGAAGATCAGGTTCGTAATCTTTATTGTGCTAAAATTCCTCATACATTAGCTGCAATTCCTGGAAAAGTTAATCTTAATGTTAAACGAGGGCGTAAGGGCGCTGCTCTAGTTACTGGAGATTTTCCTTCTACGCCTCTACGTTTGTACAATTTCTCAGCCGGATCGCTTGGAAATGCAGGTTCTCAAGGAGCAACTGGCGATCTAACTAATGTAGGCACTGCGGTTGCTGCAGGAGGAGCTGATGGTACTCCTGGTAATTCCTTTTATCTTGGTGGTGCCTCAGCTTTAACATCTACAGATTCAGGTTTACCATCTGGAACCGCTACACATTCATTTGGTTGTTGGTTGAAAGTAGTAAATCTTACTGGTGTTAATATGTGGGTAGTTACTTGGGGAACCACGAGTAGTTCAAACGATACACGAATTTACGTATCTTTGGGTGGCGAAATTGGCAGTGGTTCTGGTGCCGATGCATTTATTGGACCCAATATCACTGATGGATTGTGGCATTTTGTTGTAGCAGTACATGATAATGCTGCAATTGAAGGCGATAAGCGTAAGCTTTATCTAGATGGTCGTTGTGTTGGGTTATCTACAGTTTTGAATTCAATTACACTCGGTGGAGCAAGTAAGTTCTGTATTGGACAAAATCTTGCCGCAGCTAGTAAATTCACTGGGCTTGTCGATGCGGTTTTCGTTATTGGTGCAGCATTGACGCCCGAAGATATTCTTAAGCTTTATACTAAGAGTGGACAATTGCTTGGACTTTCACCAAAGAATCCAGGAGATCATATTGAAGCAATGTCTTCTACAGATCTTCTAGCTATATTTGATACTTTGGATAGTGTACATCAGGTGGAATTGACGGTGGCAGCATGAGGAGCGAACAGAGAGATTCTAAACGTGTGTATACCATTCACACCGTTGATCAAATCCCAGCGGCAGGTGATTCAAGCGGTGTTTTTTCAGACGGTACGCCATGGCGATCAGTTAGAACTTCTGATCCAGGTAGATATGAAGTATATTTCGATCCTCGACTTACTGTAATTAATGCTATTGGGAATGGTCCTACAGATAGTCGTGTTTTCTATACAATTACAAGCGTTGGTCCTGGTGTAGTACTTGTGGCTACAAGATTATACGACGCTTCTTTAACAAATGCCGCATTTGATCTAGCAGTTATTGTGCTGGATACTCGTTTATAAAGGATTATTCCAATGAGATTAGAACTCGCTGGAAGTCTACTTAATGTCGATCCCATCGTTATCAAATTTAACGAAGATGGAGATTTTGATGCTCTAGCTTATAAAGACTTAGGTTACACACATTTCGATGTGATTTGTATTGGTGCCGGAGGAGGAAAGGGTGGGGGCATCGATACAGCAAATACAGGTACTTCTGTTGTAAACTACGGAGGCGAAGGTGGGGGTGGAGGATTTCATCGAGTTAAGGGATTGCTCGTGGCTCTACCCGATACGTGTCCTGTAGTTGTTGGTACTGCCGGAGCTCCTGGAGATTCGCACGATAGTAGTGTTGGTCTTGTCACCGATGGTGAAGATGGAGGATTATCATCTTTCAATGATCCCACATGTAGAGCCTCAGGTGGTAAAGGAGGTACGGGCGTTGCCTCGAATTCTACTACCGTTGGAACCGACGCAAATGGAGGCGAAGGGGGCTTAGGTAATCGTCTTTTGGCTGGAGGCGGAGCTTCTGGTGGAGAGGCTGGTATCCCAGAAGATACAGGTCCCGGTACTCCGGGTATAGATGGTGGTGATGGTGCTCTAGAGGATGATATTGGCGCTGGCGGTGGCGGTGGAGCAGGAGGAGTTGGTAAGTACGGCTCCGGAGGAACTACCTGTGTTGCTGGTACTGCAGGCGGTCGAGGTGCGTATAATCCGAACGATGTTTCTGTATATGGGCCGGGAAGTGATCCTAGCGACGATGGTGGTAGTGGATCCTTAGTTGTTGTTCCTGGTGTAGCAAGTGGAGCTAAAGCAATCCCAATCAATGGGTTACCTACAGTCTATGGTCAGTCCGGTAATCCTGGGACCGTAATTATTCGTTTATCAAGGCAATAATATGGCTATGATTACCATTACAGAGAAAGGTGATTTTAGGAATACGGAAAGATATTTAAGTCGATTATCAAAGGGTGACCTATCTCATATTCTAAATAAATACGCAACACTAGGAATGAACGCACTATCGAATGCCACACCAGTAGAATCAGGGTTAACTGCAAATTCATGGTATTATACGATCGAATCTAGGCCTGGATATTACTCTATTCGTTGGCACAATCATCACGTCGAGAATGGTGTGCCAATTGCTGTAATACTTCAGTACGGACACGGTACGGGTACGGGCGGATATGTACAAGGACGAGATTATATAAACCCTGCAATTCGACCTATATTTGATCAAATAGTTGCTGATGCATGGAGGGAGGTGACCAAGGTTTAATGCCGACTATTGATGACAAAGTCGTAGCGATGAGTTTCGAGTCATCAAAATTTGAATCTGGAGTAAGTAAGAGTATTTCTGCAATTGACAAACTTAAAGCTGCGCTTTCGTTTGGCGGAGCCGGTAAAGGTTTGGACGACGTCAATAAAGCTGCACAAAATAATCAACTTGGTCTCATCGGCAAATCTATCGATGCTATCCTTCCAAAGCTTGAAACGCTACGACTAGTAGGAATTGGAGTTCTATCCCAGTTAGCTACTAAAGCTGTAACTGCGGGGGCAGCATTTACCAAATCGCTTACTCTCGATCCAATCATTGCGGGCTTTCACGAGTATACGACCAACCTAAATGCTGTTCAGACGATCTTAGCCAATACGCAGGCTGCTGGAGTAGGTCTTGAGGATGTTAATGACGCGCTGAATACACTGAATCTGTATTCCGATAAGACCATTTACAACTTCAGCCAGATGGCCAAGAACATTGGTACATTCACGGCTGCCGGGGTTGAACTTGATACCGCAACGGAAGCAATCAAGGGTATTGCTAACCTAGCAGCTCTCTCAGGCTCGAACTCTGAGCAGGCATCGACAGCGATGTACCAGCTGTCTCAGGCGCTTGCTGCTGGTCGAGTTACATTGATGGACTGGAACTCAGTCGTCAATGCGGGCATGGGTGGTACAGTTTTCCAGCGAGCTCTGGCAAATACTGCCGTAGAGATGGGAACGCTGAATAAGGAAGCTGTTAAACTCACAGGCCCGATGAAGAACGTCACGATCGCTGGCGAGAGCTTCCGTAATTCACTCTCGGCTGCTCCTGGTGAAGAATCGTGGCTGAATGCTAAGGTACTTACAGCAACACTTTCCCAGTTTACGGGCGATCTAACAGACGCTGAGCTCGCCGCTCAGGGATTTAACAAGGAACAAATCAAGGCAATTCAAGCGACGGCCAACGTTGCCATGAAGGCGGCAACTGAGGTTAAGACGCTGGGTGGCCTTCTCGATACAACGAAAGAAAGTATTGTCTCCGGCTGGGCTGAAACCTGGCAGATCGTATTCGGCGATTTCGAAGAAGCCAAAAAGCTATTCACCGGAATCAGCGGAGCCATTAGCGGGTTCATCTCCAAGTCGTCCGAAGCCAGAAACAGTGTATTGGCCGATTGGAAACAGCTGGGTGGCCGAACTCAATTAATCGAAGCATTCAAGAATGTGTTCGAAGCTCTAGGTGATGTAATCGCCCCTATCAAAGAAGCCTTTCGAGAGTTGTTTCCAGCTAAGACCGGACGAGATCTCTTTGCTTTATCATCTCGGTTCCTAGCATTTACCGAAACTTTGAAGCCAACTCCCGAAACCGTCGACCTTTTGAAGAGAACATTCAAGGGATTCTTCGCTATCCTAAGTATTGGGAAGCAAATCCTTGGTGGAATCTTTGATGTCTTTGGTCGACTATTCGGTGTTATCTTTTCCGGTACAGGTAGTTTCCTAGAATTCACCGCTGGTATCGGTGACTTCTTGGTCAAAGTAGATGAAACCCTGAAGAAGGGTGATGGTCTCGAAAACTTCTTTGATGGGCTCGGAGACATTCTGGAAGCGCCTGTCAAAATGTTAGGTAGATTAAGAGACGCTCTATCTAGCGTGTTTGATGGATTTTCCGCCGGGGGAATTTCGGGTGAAGTGGGTGGGATCTCTGGGATCCTATCTACTATTGGTGATGCCTTTACAAAATTCCTTGATAGTTTCGCTAACGCAGACAAACTCTTCGAAGCGATTCTCGATTCGTTTGTTACTATAGCGGGAGAGTTTGGTCCAGCTTTGGCAGAAGCTTTCTCGGACATGAATTTCGAAGCGATTCTTGCTGTTGTTCGAACGGGTCTTGTAGCTGGGATCTTCTTGACATTTAAGAAGTTCCTGGGTAAGGGTACATTTGCGAATCAATTAGGTGGTATTGGCGGCGGAATCGTTAAGAACATCAGTGCTTCTTTCGATGCTCTTCGTGGTTCAATGGTAGCTATGCAGCAGAATATTCAAGCGGATACACTTAAGAAGATTGCTATCGCTATTGGTATTCTGGCTGCTTCTGTCGTTGCACTTTCATTTGTTGATCCCGAGAGACTTAAGTCTTCTCTGACTGCTATGACCGTTGCGTTCGGACAACTTCTTGGCGCTATGGCGATCTTAACTTTGATCACCAAGACGGGTGGATTCCTCAAGATTCCGTTTATCGCCGCGTCTTTGATCTTGTTGGCTGGAGCCATCCTTCTTCTTACGGGCTCAGTACTTGTTCTCAGTAGACTTAGCTGGGAAGAGCTTCTCAAGGGTCTTGTTGGTGTCGGAGTTCTTTTAGGTATTGTCGCTGTAGCGGCTATTCCACTCTCGGCAAATTCAGGAGGAATGGTTCGAGCAGGTATTGGCATTACCGCAATTGCTGTAGCATTGAGAATCTTAGCCAGTGCTGTGGGTGCTTTTGCCGATATGAGCTGGCAAGAGATGGGTAAGGGTCTCCTTGGTGTAGCGATTGGACTCGGTATTCTGGTTGCTGCAACATTGTTAATGCCGCCCAACATGTTTCTCACAGGCGCTGGGCTTGTTGCTATAGCTATTGCCCTCAAACTCTTGGCTGATTCAGTTCAAGAATTTGGAGACATGGACTTTACCACCATGGGTAAGGGCATGCTTGGTATCGGCGGAGCTCTGGTAGTTATCGCCGGAGCTATGCGCCTCATGCCTGGTAATTTGATCCTTGTTGGTGCTGGGCTTATTCTTGTTTCAGTAGCGTTAGGACGGATTTCGGACGTTATCCAGAGTATGGGCGGAATGCCTATTAGCACGCTAGCCCAGGGTTTGGGCGCTCTAGCAGCAGCCCTAATTATCTTGGGCACTGCGTTATATTTCATGTCCGGAACTATCTCGGGTGCTATTGCTCTTGGTATTGCTGCAGTAGGTATATCTGTCCTTGCCGGAGCTCTCGAGACGTTAGGAAACATGTCATGGCAACAAATCCTTACCGGTTTGATAGCTCTAGCGGGAGCATTTACCGTTATCGGTGTTGCTGGAGCTCTGATTACACCAGCTATTCCGGCTTTGTTAGGACTTGGCGCAGCAATGCTCTTACTCGGCGCCGGTCTCGCTTTGGCTGGACTCGGTATTTCTCTAATTGGAGCAGGTATTAGTGCTCTTGTCGTAGCTCTCCCAACTGGTGTTGGGGTGATGCTCAAAGCAATTACTGAGTTCCAAAGAGGATTGATTGAGAACATTAAACTCCTACTTCTCGGACTACTCGAGATTGTAAAGGGAATTGCTGAGATTGCTCCCGATTTCGTGGATGCTCTAATTGAGATCCTCGATGCTCTACTGGATGTCATCATCAAATCGACTCCAAAGATCGTTGAAGCATTTGGTGTTCTTGTAGAAGGCGCGATTCAATTCCTTACCGAAAACCAAGATCAGCTTATTCAGGCTGGTTTCGATTTACTTCTAGCTCTTCTTCAGGGTATTAGAAACAATATTGGTGAAATTGCTACAATAGTAGTAGATATTATCGTTGAATTTATAAATGCACTATCTGAGAATATTTCAAGAATTACTGCTGCTGGTTTAGAATTACTACTCAAGTTCATAGAAGGAATAGCTAATAATATTACTAAGATTATTTCCGCAGGAGCAGACATACTCGCTAATCTAATTACAGGTATGAGTAATAATTATGGTAAGATTATTTCCGCAGGTGCAACTGCTATATCTAAGTTTATTACTGGTATAAGTAACAATGTAAGTAAGGTAATTACTGCGGGAGTAGATGCCGTAATTAAATTCGTTGAAGGACTGGGTAAGAACGCAGTTAGACTTGCTAATGCTGCGGGTAGAGTAATTCTTGATTTCCTCAAGGGTTTGAAGACAGCAATCGATACATATTCTCCTCAAATTACAGAAGCTACGATCGATATTGGTGAAGCTATTATTGCGGGAATTGTTCGAGGTCTTTGGAACTCCGCGGGAGATATTGCCAGTGCTATTTTAGATATTGCTAAGGATAAAGTTCCCGGTTGGGCCAAGAAAGCCCTGGGAATTGAGTCGCCTTCGAAGGTCTTCATCGAGATTGGTGAAGCAATTTCAGAGGGTTGGGCTATGGGGATTAGGAGTAAATCTGGAGAAATTGGGGCAGCAATTGACGATAATGCAGATGCCGCTTTATCCTCAATGCGCGGATCTCTACGTGCTATTTCTGATGCAGTAAATGCTGAAATGGATTCAGATCCAAAGATTACTCCAGTTCTAGACCTAACCACAATTCGCGGACAAGTTCAAGAATTACAGGGATTAACAGCGGTTGCTCCAATTACAGCGGCCGTTTCTCTCAAAGCAGCTTCGAGTATATCTCCACTACAACCCGATGAACAGTTGGCAGCAGCTGCTGGTGGATCGGTAGTTACGTTTGAACAGAATAACTATTCACCAGAAGCTCTACCTGCAATTGAGATTTACCGGCAGACCAGAAACCAACTATCACAGATCAAGTCTGCACTAGCTATTACTTAAACATTCTACGGGCCCCCTTCGGGGGGCCTAAGGAGGTCTGAGCTGTGCTAACTGAAGTTAAAGCGTATAGTTCATGGCAATCAGCTCCGGTACTACTCCTAGATGAGAATGGACGAGCTGAAACAGACTTGATTCAAATTCGTAACATTGATGGATTAACTCCAGTCAAGGCATCTGTTAATACGACTCCATTAGCATCTGTTGACGGAGCATCTTTTAGTAGTACTAGTGTATTGAGCAGAAACATAGTTCTTACCGTACATCCAAATCCCAATTGGGGTACTTGGACACATGAATCTCTTCGTAGGCTTCTCTATTCATATTTCATGCCTAAGAGCTTGGTTCTTTTGCAGTTTTACAGTGACGACATGCCGGATGTAGGTATTGAGGGTTATGTTGAAGATATTTCAGCTAACTTATTCAGCGATGATCCGGAGTACTTGGTTTCTATCATTTGTCCTGATCCATATTTCACAGCACTTGAACCCGAGATTGTTACTGGTCAGGCTATTCATGAAATGGGCATGTTTGAGACTATCGATTACAACGGTAGCGTTGAATCTGGAATACATCTCAAGGTAACTTATACTTCTGGTGCTTCCCCTATGGAAATTGCGGTTCAAATCGGAGATCCAGCAATTACCCATTTCATGGTAGAAACCTCTGTAGATGCAACAAACTACCTCGAGTTAAGCTCAGTTCCTATGGATAAGTACGTACGTAATGTCGATTTAGATACTGGCGTTATTACAAGCTTGTTATCTAACGTACATATCGAGGAAGGTTCTAACTGGCCGTTTATTCAGCCTGGTGAGAATCATTTCCATGTCATCACCGATGAGGGGGAGCAAGATTTCGTCCTTACTTATTATGAGAGATTTGGGGGTCTTTAATGGAACCCTGTATTATGGATCGCCAGTTTATGAAGCAGGAAGTAATCGACAATTTCAGTTCACTGATTTGGACTGAACGATTTTATGGGGATAGCGACTTTGAAATGATCGTCCCTCTAAACCGAGAGATGATTAGTAAGCTCCGAGAAGGTACGTTTGTTTGTATCGACGAATCTGATGAGCCTATGATTATCGAAACAGTTAGTGTAGAGGAAGGAAAACTCAAAGTCATAGGGATTTCTCTAACGCTCTGGTTGAATAATCGGTTTATTCGTACTGGAGTTACCGATCCAGGCCCCAATCATAGAAAGAAAGTTTGGAAGTTTAAGAACGTGAAGGCTGGGGCAGTAATGTGGACCATTGTCAAAGAGATGTGCACGTCACAGAGCTCATATTTGAATGGTCCTAAAACTCTAGGTATTGGAAGTGTATCTAGAGAACAAGAGTTGATTATTCCTGGATTGCAGTTACACAATTACGATAGTACAGGGAAAACCATCGCTAAACTCGCGGTTCCATTCGGACCGGTTTATGATGCTTTACGGGAGATTGGGGTAACCTATAAAGTTGGGATGCAAATTCTGTTAACGCATGCCGACATGGATTCATATTCTCTCGGGTTCCGAACTTATACAGGAGTTGACCGTACAACTAAGCAAACAGTGAATCCAGTAGTTAGGTTCTCTTCTCAGGTTGATTCTTTCTCAGATTTGAAAGAAATTCGATCGATAGCCATGTACAAGACGCTGGTATATTCTTTTGCTTCGGGTCTTGAGAAGATTGATACAAGCGATCCTAACACAGATCCGGATACGTGGTTGCAGAGGAATTGTGGAGTGGCTAGGAGAACAAAGGTAGAGGGATCCTTTACTGGATTTGATCTACGAGCAAAACTCTTACTCGTCGACGATATCAAGATCAAAGAAGATCTCGATGAGGAAGATCCAGAAAGTACTTTATCCGGAAAACGAACAGAGCTCGAGAATATTCTGGATAATCGAGCAGAGAAAGAACTGAAAGCTAATCCATTTATTTCAAGTGTGGATGGTCGAGTAGCGGCCACAAACATGTTCAAATGTGGAGTGGATTATAACTTGGGAGACATTATCGAGGTAGAAGGTCTTACCGGAGCAATTGAGATCTCTCGAGTTACTGAGTATATTCGTGCACATGATGCTTCTGGTGAGAAGGAGTATCCTACTGTCGTGGCGGTTGATTTGGAATGATTTGGGTATATTTGGCAGCTGCATTTTATGTAGGGTTATTTACTGGTATCATCATTCAAAGGTGGTTAGTGAGTAGAAAGAGCTATAGTGGAATTATCCAAGTGACTCATACTGAAGATAAGACTTTATTTTCTCTGGAACTAGGCGAAGATCCCGAAATGATTGCATATAGAAACGAAGTTATATTTAAGGTTGTAACTACTGAAGAAGAGGCTGATCGCGAGTAAAACATTGCCTTTAATAGAAAGTCTACTAAAGGAGCCGCAATGTTTTCTAGGAGAAACGTAAGCGAGCTCGATCTCGCGATTGACCGCGCCATCCGTGACTTGAAGAACCATAATCTTGGTTCTGAGCCCTACCTCATCTCACTGAATATGGCGACTGAGCTGACCAAGCTGAAGAAAGAACAACGATCTTTGGCCATCAGCAAAGACACCATAGCAGTGGTTGGAGGGAACCTGCTCGGAATCTTCATGATCATCAAGCATGAGAGTGTGAATGTCGTCACATCGAGAGCGATGAGCTTGCTACTCAAGCCCAGATAACTTCGCTCTAAGAAGATTTCTAAGATATGAGGGGCCGCAAACGCGGCTCTTCATATTTTTTTGTCAATTTTCAATCCTAAAAAATCCCCGGGGGGAGATTTTGGAATAAAGATTAGATATTAGCCTTATACTCGCAGAAATAACACGGTGTATAATGAACCCCTTACTACAAGGAGGAAAGCAATGTTGAACTCGATTTTGAAGGGCATCCTTACCGTCGTGTTCGCCTGGGTCCTCGCTGTCATCGTCGACCGCGTCCTGACCAAGGTGACCACCACCGTGTGGAGCGTCCTCAAGGGTCGAAAGACCGCTGCCGTCCAGTAGTTAACGAAGCTAAAGATCTGAAACATGGTCTTTAGCTTTTTGCTGTTCGCAAGAAAAACATATCCTTTAATAGAATACATACCGAATGTGAGATTATACAACTAAATCTCGCTGTATTCTTTTTTTTATCAACCTAGCGTTGGACTATCCTGCTTATTGAGGGACGACAAAAAGATGTCAGGCTGCCACCGACATCATAACAAATCGTCCGCCTTGGCAGAGGAAAGTGGCGGGCATATTGGCTCGCGCCAGGATAGTCCAGCGGTGGGTTGGTATATATTAAGATTTGCAATAAGGGTCTGTGCACAGGTCAAACTTGCAAATCTTTATCCACCATATCCATAATTCGAGAAGGAGAAGAAATGATTAAGTACTTGGCCATGGCTGCGATGATGATCCTTGTGGTCATCGGCGTCGCTACTGCGTCGGCTCAGCCGCCGCCCGACGACGGGTGTGAGGGTGGAGAGACGTTGTTCCAGGAGGAGTGCATCCCGAACAGCACGCACTTCGACATCTGTCACGTTGCGGGTCTTGCAAGTGATCCCGCCAACTACGTCGATCTGAACATCCCGATCGTGGCCATCGTCGGTCCCGCGGGTCACTTCAACGAGAACGGTACGCCAAACGCTGGACATGAGAACGATAGTTTCGGTGTCTGTGAGCCGCCTGATCCGCCTGCGGTCGAGGTCTTCGCTGGAGTCACGGCAGACCAGCCCGACTGTGAGAATCAGGGCGTTGCTGCGCTTCTGTTCGAGCGACTCGACGCTATCGATTACGATGTCGAGGGCACAGTCGCCCCAGGCCAGACGGTGCAGATTACCGCTACGGCCAAGACTCTGCTCGGATTCTTGCTGATTGGTCAGTCTGAGTTCGAGGTCACTTTCGATTCGTTCGATGCGGAGAGTTGTGACGAAGAGCCGCCTCCGCCCGATGATGATCCCGACGATCCGGATGATGGTGGAGACGAGACTTCCAATCCTCCGGTAGTTGTCCCTTCGACGTCAAACACGACGCCGTCGGGTGATCTGCCCGAGTCGCTCTAAAGAGAGGATCTCGATGTTCGCGGAGTTCATGGCGGCGGTGACCTTCTCGGTTGCCCCCGCCGTGGCTCCCGCGGTGGTTGAGTGGACACCGCCTCCCACAGCCGCAAAGTATGGCACGGTTGCTATTCCAGCAATTGACATCCGTGCTCCAATTCGGCAATTACCACCACGTGGGTCAGGCAAGCGTGTGCTTGACCAAGCGGTGGGCCACCTACCAAGTACGTACAGTCCGGGTATGGGCGGTAATATTGTCTTATTCGGACACAATGTGACGTCGATGTATGGGAGACCACACGGCGTCTTCAACGAGATCGATGAGCTAAAACGAGGGGCACGTATTACTATACGCATGCCCTACGGCCGCTATATTTATCGTGTAGTTGGTCATAGCAAAGTAAGGGCGAATGCCTGGAAAGCTTTTGAACCAACGCTCGAAGATGAGCGAGTATTTCTAGTGATGTGCTGGCCTGATGGGTCAGCTAAGTTTCGCTATGTTGTCGAAGCTCAAAGGGAGGATCGTGACTATTACCAGCCGTCAGAAATGGATTATTACCTTGCTATGCGTTTTCTCAGCCCTGACCGTCTGGGCAACTGATGCATCAGCAGGAGCCACGGCTTCAAAGAAGCCTGCAGTTCAAGTCAATCAGGCTCTCTCACTTGCCAATGTCGCAGTGGTCAAGTGTTGGGCAACTCCTTTCACAGTACAACGAATTCGACGCTCTTCGGTTGGTATCGTCGTATGGCGCTATCGACTGACCATCGATGACTTCTGTTGGAATGGGACGCAGATTGTACTGGTGAACTCTCATCGATCGACTTACCAGTTCGGTCTGTGGGTCTTCTCTGGTCACATCGACAACGAAGTTCAGTGGAATGGGAAGTGGTCATGGAAGCGATTCACTGAGGGGAAGTTCACCTGGATCGGTGAGCCACTACCATTTGCCTTGACTCCGGAGGTTTGGATTCGTCTCCGGGGTGATGGCTATCATGCTTGGGGGACAGCACTATGACCTGGCGTTGGCCTACTCCGCGTGAAGCTGTATTCCTGATTCTTGGATTCTTCTTCGTGCTCATCGTCCTGCCAATCCTTCTACTGTATTAGAGGTGAAATGCCTGGTATACTGCTCGGACTAATGATCGGCGGTATTGGCGGATGGTTTTACGCCGGAATGCCTGATCCGAGATGGTGGAAGAGATAGATCTATAAAAGTTGAGGGGTAGTGGCCGAATGGATTAAGTATCACCTCGGGTGGATTAGCCCGCCTAGTAGGAACTACCCCTCAACACCTCGCAGAAAAAACATACTATTTAATAGAGGAATATTTCCATCTTACGATGGAGATAGAGCTGTAGCCGATGCTACAGCCCCTCTATTTTTTTTCGTCTCTGGGAGGAGGTGTTCGTGTTCATTTATGTAGTAGAGAAGAAAAGCTACGGATTTTGGAAATTCGTCGGCGACGTTTTCATGACTGTCCTCACCTACGGGTTCTGGTTAATCTGGATCTTCATCCGAGAGATGCGCAAGCGTAACCAACCATTTTAGAAAGGCTCATTTTATGATTAATATGCTAGCCGACAAAGTTCGGTACGTAAAAATTCTTGCAAATGAGAACTCGAGAACCATCCTCACGGGTGTAGGTGTTGTTGGTACAGTCACAACTGCATATTTGAGCGGAACTGCCTCATTCAAGGCTGCTCGGATCATCGACGAGGAAAGACTACAGATCGAAGAGAACGACAAAGAGATCGAGAATGGTCATGTAGCAGGAATCTATGATCTAACACTAGCATCCAAGGTCAGGATGACTTGGCGCCTTTATATCCCACCCGTTCTGATGGGTGCGGCTACTGTAACGGCTATCGTTGCAGCAAACAGAATTGCATCCAAGAAGATCGCGGCTTTGGCTATTGCTGGAGGTCTCTCAGATCGAGCTCTTCAGGAATACAAGGCTAAGGTCGTAGAGCGCTTGGGTGAGAACAAGGCTCGAAACATGCAGGATGAGATTGCTCAGGATCGTGTCACCAACAATGTAGCAAATCGAGAGGTTATCGCCGTAGGTACGGGCGAGGTTCTCTGCTACGACATGAACACTGGGCGATATTTCACAAGCACAGTTGAAGATATCAAGCGTGCGGAAAACAAGATCAACTGGGAATTGATTCACTTTGGCTCTGCGAGTTTGAGTGAGTTCTTTGATCAGATTGGTCTTCCCGCGACGACATATTCCGATAATGTCGGCTGGAACATGAATCATCAAATGGAGGTTGTGTTCTCTACCACCATGACTCCAGATTCAAGACCATGCATTGCAATCGACTTCAAGAATCCACCCATTGCAGACTATCACAGAGCTCTGCACGACGCCTGAAGAGAGTATGTATGTGATGCTACCCATTGGTTACGAGAATGAGTGATACAATCATACGAAACGAAGTCACTTTTGAAATTGTAAAAGTACGTCGAATTACAAGACAAACGAGCGAATGGTACGAGATTAGTGTAATATCAACAGATGACCACGGATCTCGCCATGTTGTGGTTCGTGAAGGGGACGTACTAAAGGCTATATTTGATTTGGAGGCTACGTGCTTAGAAAGTCAATCACCTACACCAACTTCAACGAAGAGGAAGTTACTGAAGATTTCTTCTTCCATCTTTCGAAAGCCGAGATCGTAGAACTCGAGATGAGCGAGGCAGGTGGCTTGTCTGAAGCTTTGAAGGAAATTGTCGCTTCAGAAGATGGTAAGGCTATTATCGCTCATTTCAAGAAGATTATTCTCGATTCCTATGGACAGAGGTCAGCTGATGGTAAGCGCTTTGTTAAGAATACGAAGATTCGGGAAGAGTTTGAGTCAAGCGAAGCATATTCTGTGCTTTTCATGGAATTGTGCACGAATGCTGCTTCGGCTACCGAATTCGTCAACGGAATTATTCCGAAGGGAATGGCAGATGAGGCAGCAAAGGTAGTTAGAGGAGACCTTGCTGTGGTTCCCGAGCTCCCGACAACCATTACTCAGGCTGAGCTCGACAAACTGAGCATCGAGGAGCTTAGAGCTGCAACGGCTCGTATCGTTTCAGGGGATCTAACAGTCGTATAATAAACATCCCGTATAATGAAACCCTACTACTTAGGAGATGTAAATGTTTCCATATTTGCCTCAGGCCAAGTTGGCCGCACAAATCGTTGCTGGTCTCGGTGTCGGGAAGATTCTCGGAGATGTCATCAAGAATAACGTCGTCATTACGACCACCTTTCAAAAGGTTACAGTCAATACTGGCGCATTCGTTCTTGCATCGATGCTCGTCGATCAGTCTTCCAAGCACATCGAACAGAATATCGATACAGTCGCCAACTGGCTTGAGAGTCGCAAGACAGAGGAAACCCCTGCAACTAAGAAGAAGTAAGTTGGAGCTAAAGGCCTGAAACATGGTCTTTAGCTTTTGTCTAACTAAGGATGTAAATGGAACCGTCTGAATTTCCTCCTAATAGCGAAGCATCTAAGAAGAAAATAGAGCGCGTTACTTCGGGAGAAGTGACCCGAAAGAGAAAGTCTCTCCGTAAACAACTCTCAGAAACGTTTGTAGCTGGTGATATGAAAACTGCTGTCCGATACGTAATGTTCGATGTGCTGCTTCCCGCAGCAAAAGATATGGTCGTAGAGGCCGGATCAGCTGGTATCGAGAAGCTAATCTTTGGAGAGTCACGTCGACGACGAGGAGCATCTTCTCCCCAAGCAGGCGCAACTGGATATGTTAGCTATAATAGATATTCAGGCCCCATGGGTAGTGGTGTAAGTACTCCACCAAGAGCAATCAGTCGTCAATCTCGAGCTAGGCATGATTTCGATGAGATCGTGCTTGATTCGAGAGTAGAAGCCGAAGAAGTAATCGACCGACTATTCGACCTGGTGAGTCGTTATGAATCAGCAACAGTTGCAGATCTGTACGAACTTGTTGGTCTTGCTTCCACTCACACGGATCATAAGTGGGGCTGGACGGATTTTAGAGGATCCGGAGTTACTCGAATACGCGACGGTTATCTTTTGGACCTTCCGGACCCCGAGCCCCTTGATTAATTCCGATCCGCAATTAAAGTTACTGTAAGGGAGTAATAATGAGTTTAGTTCCGGTAGCGGTTACTAGAGCACTTGCCCGTAACCAGCTGCTTCTACAGAAGAATTCTCCACAGATTCTGTTCGGCGTTGGTATTGTCGGCGTCGTTGGAAGCACTGTTCTGGCGTGTCGGGCTACGTTGAAGATGGACGACGTCCTGGACGAAGCTGGGGAAAAGCTACACATTGCGAAGAATCTAGAGCATCCTGACTACAGCGAAAGAGATCGCCAAAAGGATGTTCAGGTTATTCGCGTCCAGACTGCAGTAAAGATTGTCCGACTGTATGCTCCCGCGATTATTATTGGTGGAGCGTCAATTGCATGTCTGACCAAGTCGCACCAGATTCTCAGTAGCCGGAATGCTGGCTTGACTGCAGCGTATGCTGCGCTCGAGAAGGGATTTGCGGAATATCGATCCCGTGTAGTTTCTAAGTACGGGGAAGAGGAAGATCGTAATCTCCGTTATGGTACGAGAGAGATTGAGATCGAGGAAAAGGGTAAGAAGAAGAAGTTAGTGCGAGTGGGTCCAGGTGATCCATCGGTCTATGCTCGCTTCTTCGATGGATCCTCCCCCTCCTGGAATAAAGATCCAGAATACAATCTAGTCTTTCTCAAGTGCCAGCAGAATTATGCCAACGATCTCTTGCATGCGCGTGGTCATGTGTTCTTAAACGAGGTCTACGACATGCTCGGAATTCCTAGATCGAAGGCTGGTACTGTGGTAGGTTGGCTACTCGGAGCTGGTGATGATTTCGTTAACTTCGGGATCTTTGACGATACCAAGAATACTCGTGTTCGAGATTTCGTCAATGGTTTCGAAGGGGCTATTCTACTCGATTTTAATGTCGATGGCATTGTTTACGACAGAATTGAGTTCGAAGATAGTAAAGGGAGATTGCCATGGCGACAGCAGGAGAGCTAGTAGTGGAAGAGGTAGCTGATAATCTCGAAGAGGCGGCTGCGGCCGTAAGGACGCTCGACACAAAGGCCATCGGGTTTCTGCTCGGTGGTCTTGCTGTCGGGGTAGGGATTGGATTCTATATCGGATATCGGTATAACCGAGAGAAAATCCGAGCGGAAGCTTTTGAAGCTAGTGAAGAAGAGCTTCAGAGAATTCGAGAGTACTACGGCCGAACGCAAAAGCCTGAGCTCGAAAACATTGTCGTAGAAAGAGGCTATGAGACAGACGAGCCAAAGTCTAGGCCTCTACCTGCTCCTGTGCCAGTGAAAGAGCCTGAACCTGTTCCGCCTCCTCTCGAAGTAGTTGCTCCTGAGAGGGAAGTCGAGGAAAAGGATAAGGACGCTGGTTGGAGTTATCCTATGGAGCTCGGTCAAAGAACACCAAACTATCCATATATCATCCACCAGGATGAGTTTATGGTTAACGAAAGTGAATTCCCACAGGTAACTCTGACATATTACGAACTCGATGAAGTGCTTGCCGATGTAGATGATACCAAGATTCCTAATGTGGAGAGTCTTGTCGGTGCGAGTACGCTAAGTCGATTCGGCCATGGTAGTGATGATTACAATGTAGTGTACGTGCGTAATCCCCATCTCGAAATGGAGTATGAAATCTGCCGCATTCAGAAAAGTTTTGAGGTAGAAGTGCAAGGACTAGATGATGCCCCCGAACCCGAATCCGATTGATGTTGAATATTACGAGTGGTTGATCTCGCAAATCAAAGTAGGACCACAGAAGGAATTTCTGGGTCTCTTTGAGATCATGCACAATACAGAATTCACCTGGTTCGTTCCCAACGACTACAATCGTGTAGAAGAGGGTAGACACCTACGCCAAGATTTCTTCAGATTTGTTTATAAGGGTAGAAGAGGCGAGCTGAGTCTTGACTTGGTCTCTGTTCTCGAGGTGACTGTTGCTCTCAGCCGACGAGTCGCATTCCAAACCGGCGAAGCAGCAGAACTTTGGGCATGGAAACTCATCAAGAACATTGGCTTGAATAAAGCCTCCGATCCTTTGTCAGACAAAAAGGTAGAATACATCAGAGAAGTTCTCGATGACCTTATCTGGAGAAATTACGAACCAAACGGCCAGGGTGGATTCTTCCCGTTGAAACAAACCCTCAAAGATCAAACCAAAGTAGAAATCTGGTATCAAATGCAAGAGTACGTGCTGGAGTTGGACGGAATGGGTTAGGAGGTCTGATGGATTTTTATCAGATCCTCTCTAAAGAGACGAAGGATAAGAAGCTGGAGGTATATCCAGAATTCATCGTCGGCCGTTCCAAGGATCTGATGGTTCAAGGACGAACCTTTTATGCTATCTGGGATGAAGCTAAAGGGTTTTGGTCTCGTGACGAGTATGATGTTCAACGATTGGTGGACGAACATTTAGATATTGAAGCCAAAAGACTAGGAATGGAAAAAGGATTAACTCCTGTAGTAAAGTCTATGCGGTCCTTTAACAGTCGTTCTTGGACACGCTTTAGGCAATTCCTGGCCAATGTCAGTGATAATGTTCATTCTCTCGATTCCAAGATTCTGTTCTCAAACTCTGAAGTAAAGAAGACGGATTACGCGAGTAAGACACTACCATATCCGTTGGAGAATGGGGACATCTCTGCTTGGGACGAGCTCGTGGGAACGTTATATTCGGTAGAAGAGCGAGCTAAAATTGAATGGGCTATCGGATCCATCGTAGCTGGAGACTCGAAGAAAATTCAAAAGTTCTTCGTATTCTACGGTCCCGCTGGATCCGGTAAGTCCACTATACTGAATATCCTGGAGAAATTGTTCGAAGGTTACACCACGTCCTTTGATGGGAAAGCGTTAGGACGTTCGGACAGTAACTTTGCCACCGAGGTTTTCCGAAACAACCCCCTCGTGGCTATTCAGCACGACGGTGATCTCTCCAGATTGGAAGACAACACTCGCTTGAACTCTATCGTCTCGCACGAATTAATGACGATGAACGAGAAATTCAAGCCGAGTTACACAGCTCGATCAGAAGCTCTCTTATTTGTCGGCTCGAATCAGCCGGTGAAGATCTCGGACGCCAAGTCGGGGATCATTCGTAGATTGATTGATATTCATCCGACGGGTGTAAGGATTCCGGTCCGGCACTATAACACCTTGATCAGTCAGATCGAGTTCGAGCTGGGAGCAATTGCGGCGCACTGTCAGAGAGTATATTTAGAAATGGGTAAGAACTACTACAATGGGTATCGCCCGCTCGAGATGATGCTCCAGACAGATGTATTCTTCAACTATATCGAAGCGTACTACGACATATTCAAAGAGCAGAACTACACCACGCTCGAACAAGCGTATGCGTTATATTTGCAGTTCTGTGCCGAGAGTGGAATCGATAAGCCTCGTCCAAGATACAAAATTAGAGAAGAGCTCCGTAATTATTTCGACGAGTTTAAGGATCGTGATCGAATTGATGACAGGCGCGTTCGAAGTGTATATTATGGCTTTAATGCAGAGAAATTCAAGATCCCCAAGGAAACAGACGACGAACTGCGAGCCTATTCCTTGGTTATGGATGATGTTGAATCCTTGCTCGATGTCGAGTTTGGAAGCCAACCTGCACAGCTCGCGGGTAAGGACGGATTACCCACCCGTAAGTGGGCAAATGTCAAATCTACACTTTTAGATATTGATACGTCCAAGTTGCATTGGATTCGTGTTCCTGATAAACACATCGTTATAGACTTCGATCTCAAAGAGATAAACGGCAAGGCCACCAGTCTCGAGCGGAACCTCGAGGCTGCATCTAGATGGCCTCCAACGTATGCAGAATTGAGCAAATCTGGTAAAGGTGTTCATCTTCATTATACCTATGAGGGAGATCGCACCGAACTAGCAAACATATATTCTGACGGCATTGAAATTAAGACGTTTAGAGATGATGCCTCACTTCGTCGTAAACTATCTCGGTGTAATTCGGTGCCAATCGCATCGATTAGTAGTGGGCTCCCACTTAAGCCGAAGAAGGAGAAGATGCTTAAGGCTAAGACTATTACAAGCGAAAAGGGCCTACGAGAACTAATCGAGCGAAATCTCAAGAAAGAGATTCATCCAGGAACAAAACCATCTATTGACTTCATACATCATATCCTTGAAGAAGCGTATGAGGATGGACTAAAGTTCGACGTCAATGATTTAAGACCACGGATTCTAGCATTTGCTAATAACAGCACAAATCAAGCTTCCACTTGCCTGAAGGTTGTCAAGACAATGAAGTTCGCCTCTGAAGGCGAGCTTGAATCAGATCCTGTCGTTGAAGTGGATGACGACCGGATGGTTATATTTGACATCGAAGTATATCAGAATCTGTTTGTTATTTGCTGGAAATTCCGTGGAGACGATACCGTTGTACGTATGATCAACCCAACAAAGGAGGAAGTTGACGACCTATTAAAGCTGAAAATAGTAGGATTCTACAATCGTCGTTATGATAATCATATTCTCTATGCTGCCTCCTTGGGTTACAGCGTTCAACAGCTATACGATCTCACACGAAAGATAGTCATTGACAATAATCGTAATGCTATGTTCGCTCAAGCCTATAATCTTTCTTATGCCGATGTTTGGGACTTCAGCTCTATCAAACAGGGCTTGAAGAAATTTGAGATTGATCTCGGCATCCATCATATGGAATTGGATTTTCCATTAGATGAGCCCGTAGATCCAAAAGACTGGGCACGGGTCGTCGAATATTGTGTCAACGATGTTCGAGCAACGGAAGCTGTGCTAGAAGATCGTTGGGAGGATTTCGTCGCTAGGCAAATCTTAGCTGAACTTAGTGGGTTAACTGTTAATGATACAACGCAGCGACATACTGCGAAGATCATATTTGGTGATGATAAAAACCCACAACAATTTTTCCAATATACAGACCTGAGTGAGGAATTTGATGGATACAAATTCGACGCCGGAAAGAGTTCCTATCGAGGTGAAGATCCTGGAGAGGGAGGCTACGTCTACGCTGAACCCGGGATCTACGAACAAGTCGCCCTTCTGGACGTGGCGAGTATGCATCCGACCAGTATTGAATTGCTCAACCTGTTCGGAAAATATACTCGGAATTTCTCAGATCTTAAAAATGCACGAATGGCAATTAAGAATAAGGACTACAAAACAGCGCGTTCCGTACTTGGAGGCAAACTCAAAAAGTTTCTTGTTAATGCTGAGGATAACCCCCGCTCTTCTGAAGCGCTGGCGTACGCTCTCAAGATCGTAATCAATACGGTCTATGGATTGACTTCGGCTAGTTTCCCCAATCCATTTCGAGATAATCGTAATAAAGACAATATCGTTGCCAAGCGTGGCGCCCTCTATATGATCGATCTGAAGAACGATCTACAAAAAAAGGGATATTCTGTCGTACACATTAAGACAGATTCTGTAAAAATCCCCGGGGCGACGAAAGCACAGATTGCTTTTGTAATCAAGCATGGGAAGAAATATGGTTACGAGTTCGAGCATGAAACCACATTTGAGAAATTCTGTCTTGTTAATGATGCGGTGTATATTGCTCGAAAAGATGGTAAGTGGATAGCAGTAGGATCTCAGTTTCAACATCCGTATATATTCAAAACGTTGTTCTCTGGTGAAAAGATCGAATTTAATGACTACTGCGAAAGTAAGAACGTAACGCAGGGAACAATGTACCTTGATAGAGAGGAACACACGAAAGATGACGAACTCTCGTATCGCAGTATGCGCCACCTTGGTCGGACTGGTAGGTTTGTCCCTGTTCTGGAAGGTGGGGGGACGCTCTATCGCGTCAAGGATGACCGATACTACGCGGTAGCAGGTACGAAAGGCCATAGATGGATTGAAGCTGAAATCGCTCAATCTATGCCGGACCTTCAAATTGATATGGCATATTTTGATAAGTTGAAATTAGCCGCCATTAGTACTATTGAAGAGTTTGGCTCCTTCCAAGATTTCGTAAGCTAGAGGAGAGGATATGCCACAACCAGATAACACCGTTATGATGGAAGGCGTTCGGATTATTTTTCGGAATTTCTCCGGAAAGGAAGGTCAGTTTAATCGCGAAGGGGATCGTAATTTCGCCGTTCTACTCGATGATACTGTTGCTAAGGCAATGGCAGAAGACGATTGGAACGTTAAATGGTTGAATCCCCGCGAAGGTGAAGAGGAAGGTGAAACTCCTCAGGCTTATCTTCCGGTTTCCGTGAATTTCAAAGGCCGTCCTCCTAGAATTGTCTTGATCACATCACGTGGTCGTACGAATCTCGACGAAGATTCGGTCGAAATGCTCGACTGGGCAGATATCATCAATGTTGATTTGATTGTTCGCCCCTATGCATGGAACGTCAACGATAAGACTGGAATCAAAGCTTACCTGCAGAGCATTTACGTAACGATTGAAGAAGATGCTCTTGAGCAGAAGTACTCAGAAATGCACACCAGCTAATGATGGTAGCAACAATCGTTGTTACCGCAATTATCGTTCTGATCAGTATCGCGTTTGGATATTTCCTTGGTATAACTCGAAACCGAAACGAATAGGACTCATGGAAAATACTAGTATTACCGCAAAGTATGTTCGTAAGCCTCTATTCGTGGATGCTGTTCAGGTAACCGAACAGAATTTTGAAGATATCGCACGGTGGTGTTTCGGTGAGATCGGTAACATCGACGACTCTCCCGTTGATAGGTCGGCGCCCGTGCAGCCTACTAAGCAGTATATCCACGTACGGGTTCACAATCCTAAGAACCCTCGGCAGACGAAGGCTTTCGTGGGAGATTGGATTCTCTACACGGAGCGTGGTTACAAGGTCTATACGACTAAGGCATTTCAGGCTAATTTCGATCTAGTCGAAGAGGACTGATCAGATCGCAGAAATAACACGTAGTATAATAGAAGAGTAATCATGCTCCTGTACTTGCGAGTGCAGGGTAAAGTGTGACTAACTGACCTGGGACAGAAAACCATACCAGCAGACTCTTCTTTTTTATTTTTCGAAGAGGAGGTGATGTAATGTCCACGGAGGAGCAGCCTAGCTTCGTTCGTGCCTGCCGTGAGTTCTTTGCAAGTGAGCCCTACGGTAGGAAGGTCGAGATCGCTGAGTTTCGAGCGTTGACCCGAGACGACAAGGTGGAACTGCGTAGCCTCCTCATCCGGGAAGGCATCGACGTAGCGCCACTTCCTGAGCCGTCTGCACCTGGCGGTTGATCTCCGGAGAAGGCATGCGGGCGTCGTATCGGGCTATACAAAGCATGCGGGGTGAGATATCGATGGGCCCGAGTAGGCTCACCCACCTTATTAACCTAGGAGGGAAATTTGACAGACGCGTCTCATACTATTAATGCCAATTGGCGAGAAGCTGACGCTATTGCGCTCGAGGCACGAGCAAAGGGAATCGATGACTGGCTTGACCATACTGAAGATCTCGTAGATATGTTGAGAAGTGATAGTAAGCTTATCGCTGAGTTGCGTAGCATGGCCGGAAGTCTGAAAACTCGTAGGGATGATTTCAACACACAGGCCGCTGAGTTGCGGACGGAGATGGACAGTGAGAAATGATCGCAGTATGGTTGGCTTTGATCTTGTTCTGGATCTATGTAATCTTCACTACCAGAGACATGTCTGAAATTCTTTGGGTCGGACTTTTCTTTCTTTGGATCCTTCTAGCCGCTCATTATTTCAAGAGCTGGCGTAGATGGAGAAAAGAGGATAAGCTCCGCAGACAAGAACGAGAAGAAGAATTGGAGAGAAGGAATGTCCCCGGTTCGGAGGGTTAGAGGCGGATACAGGTATGGCAAAAAGGGCAAGACGTACTCCTCAAAAGCAAAAGCAGCCAAACAGGGGCGAGCGATTAAAGCTAGCCAAGCGAAAAAGAAGAAATAAACGATGAGGCTTGAAAAACCACTTAAACCATACACTCCAAGTCCTCGTTTATGGTTCTCATATTTGCGACTATCTATGATGTATTACTGGATTAAATGGAAGATTCTCTGAGAGACCGCTTCGGTGTTGCCGCAGATGCTGAAGCCGGGGAACTTCTCAGAGATAGGGCGGGGGTGTCCCCACTCTCCTAGCACCCCCGTCCGCCCCTTTAAGGAGGTGAAATGTCCCACATCATATTTAGAAAGATCAGTCTCGGTAGCTGGCAACGCTCGGATGGAGAATTGTCGAAGATTGTCAACGAGGAAGCCATGCATCGAGAGATTCAGCAACTTATTCTCGATGGTTGGGAGATCACGCCTCAGGGAATGATTCACGAAGGATCCTATCATTCTCGTAAGTACGAACTGACGAAATAAGATTCCCTCTGGTCCCTCATTTTAGATGTCTATCTCTACTATGAGGATGCAGCACCTTCAACTGCGCCGCGACCGAGGGATAGGGTGGGGGTTCCTCTGCGACGGCCAGTCTAGAGAGCCCCCACTCGCTTCTTATACACCCAGTTTATTTTTTCGAAAGTAGATATGGAGTTAAAACCACATCAGCAAAAAGCACTAGAAAAGCTGGCGGATGGAAAGATATTATGGGGTGGCGTTGGCTCGGGTAAGTCTCGAGTAGCCGTAGCCTATTATGAAACGGAGCATCGACATAAAGATGTCTATGTTATCACCACAGCCAAAAAGCGAGACAGCAAAGATTGGGAAGGGGAGTTTGCGGGTATCGTGGTTGGTGGAGAACCCGAAGCTACCCTTCACGGAATTCTTACAGTTGATAGCTGGAACAATATCGCCAAATATGGGGATGTTAAAGACGCTTTCTTTATATTCGATGAACAAAGATTGGTGGGTAGTGGACATTGGGTACGATCCTTCCTCAAAATCGCTAGATCCAACCGCTGGATCCTCTTATCCGCAACCCCCGGAGATACCTGGCTTGACTATATACCCGTATTTGTTGCCAATGGATTCTATAAGAACAGAACACATTTCAAACATGAACACATCGTTTATTCGCCGTATTCTAAATTCCCTAAAGTTCAGAGATACTTAGGCGAGGGTAAGCTAGGAAAACTGAGAAACAAATTACTCGTACACATGCCGTACGAGAAGCCGACAGTACGACACTCAATCACTAAGGTCGTTGGTTATAATGAAGCGTTGTTAAATAACGTCATCAAGAATCGCTGGCATATCTACAAGAACAAGCCTATCCGTGATATTGCTGAGCTCTTCGCTGTCATGCGGCGAGTGGTCAACAGTGATCCTGCGCGTGTTCGGGCGATTCGAGAGTTGATGGAAGAGCACGACAAGATGGTAGTCTTCTACAACTTCGATTATGAGCTCGAGATTCTTCGTGGTCTGGGTAATGAAATTAAGGTGGCTGAGTGGAATGGTCATAAACACGAAGAGATTCCTACTGGGAACCGATGGCTCTATCTGGTGCAATATGTGGCTGGTGCTGAGGGATGGAATTGTACAGAGACCGATACAATCGTCTTCTATTCCCTTACATATTCATACAAATACTGGGAACAAGCACATGGTCGTATCGATCGCCTGGACACCCCATTTATTGATCTATACTATTATATCCTCAGATCGAAGAGCATTGTTGATCGCGCTATATGGTCTTCACTCCGAGCTAAGAAGAACTTCAATGTCACCCAATATCCTGAAAACTTCCTACAGTTAGGTGAAAATGGATCCGCACGACCCGAGAAACTGGAACTGGCTGGACGGACCACCTGAATCTCTAACTAATACTGAGGTAAGGATGGCTATTAAAACGTTCAACATTAGGCGTAATGCAGATGGTACTATCACTGTCGCGGCTAATAACTATCGTGAGTCATTTGAGATCGCTGGAAAGTCTGAAGAAGAGCTTTTAGAGGCTGTCAAATTTGCCCTAATTATGGCCCACTTTTCGTGGACAGATCAAATCGCAGGGTTAGTTCGGGAAGAATTGGAGAAAATTTCTTAGATATTGACGACTCTCCAAATTTTAGATATTATAGCCCTTCTACCCTGATGAAATTAGATATTTTCTAGGTAAATTTTTTTAGTGGGCCAGAGGTGGGCCAGAAGATTTGGCTTAAACACAAGTCTAGAAGGCATTTTTGCTTGGCCCACTAATGCTACAAAAACCCTATACTATCGCGCGTAAACTTCATATCTAATATCTATATACAAGGTTTAGATATTAAGTGGGGTTTTTTTATAGGGTAGAGTTGGGAGCGTTAGTGGGCCAAAATCTAAAACCTCCCCAAGGCCTCGCCTTTTCCCAAGGCCTCAAAGAAATTAGGTGTTATATCTATGCGTGACGAAGTATGGCGTACAATTGACCTTTTTCCTGACTATGATGTGAGTAATTATGGTAGAGTTCGCACTAACAAATCTGGTAGAATCCTACGAGTAAACGAAAATCAGTATGGTTTGGTACAGGTTGGACTGATGAGAGAGGGAGTGCAGAGACATCGATCTGTACCTCTGTTGGTCGCTAAGGCCTTTCTCGAGCCTTCTAAGGGCCCGTTTGATACACCCATAAACTTAGATGGGGATAGGTATAACAATCACGTAGAGAACCTTACATGGCGTCCTAGGTGGTTTGCTATTAAATTCAATCGTCAGTTCAGGTATCCTGAGGATTATCATATTCCCGATCGTATTGTAGATTTAGAGACGGGTGAGATTAGTGAGAACTCACTAGAATGCGCAAAAAGATATGGACTTCTTCAGAAAGACATAGATTTGTCAATTAAAAATCGTACCTATGTGTGGCCTACATACCAACAATTTGGCATTTTGGAAGATTAGATATTGAGTAGCGTTTAAATCGTAGAATATAATAGAGGGGATAGGATAAACTCGATTATTTTTTTGCGATCTACCAACTACAAGAAGAAAGGAGGAGAATGGCCGAGCTTGATATTCAGCCCCCTGAGTTAAATATTTCATTTTATGCGGGAGACGGTGCTTCGTTTAAATTGATTTGTACAAACAACGAAGAACCGCCTGGTGCTATTCCTATTCCTGGTACTGTAGAAGCACAGATTCGTTTAAATAGAGAATTAGCATCACCCGTTATTGTTACATTCTCCTCAGATTTGTCTGAAGCTGATCCAGAAGGTATTATTGTATTATCGTTAACTGGAGAGGAAACTCAGGATTTAATTGAGCATGTTTCTACGAAGAAGGGTAAGTTCAAAGGCGTGTGGGATGTAGAGTGGACTGCTCCTGGTTCTGAACCACGAACGCTGATCCAAGGGGATGTGGAGTGTTTGGCTGATGTTACCCGCTGATATACATCTGACGTTTGATAGCGAAACCCCCGATATAGAATTAAGTGTAGCTTCTCCTGAGATTGTACTGGTGGGTTCAGGTATTATGGGACCTCAGGGTCCTCCGGGTCCAGAGGGTCAGTGGCTTGCTCTTACACAAGCTGAGTACGATGCGCTTAGCCCACCGGATCCAGAAACACTTTACGTAATTATTCCATAAGGAGGAGTGATGGCAACAGGATTAGCTGCAGGAATTGCTCAGGCTATTTTGGACGCCCTCTGTCGTAGCGTCGCTTGGTCGGAGCCTGCTGCATTTTATTGTAAATTGCATACTGGTGATCCGGGAGCAGCTGGAGCTAACAATGCTTTTGGTGATGCTACTCGCCAGCTTGCAACATTTGCAGCAGCTGCTGCAGATGGTACGATTACTACCTCTGCTGATATGAATTGGACAAATGTTACAGCTGCTGGAACAGTTTCACATGTTTCTTTCTGGTCTGCATCATCTGCTGGAACTTTCATTGGTTCTGATGATCTTGCAACTCCGCGCACTTTGGCGATTGGAGATAACTTCACGATTCTGGCTGGTGACGCTGATTTGAGCCTGGCTCCTATTGCGGCATAGGGGGCCTTTAAATGGCAGCCCCAACGGTTGGAAATTGTGGTTCGAATGGTACAGCACAAGCCGCGGTAACTGTAGCTTTACCTACGACAGCACCGGTAGTAGGTGATCGAGCGATTATTGTTATCGCGCATCGTGATATTGCTGTAGGTACACCGACGCCCTCGGATACAGCAGGATTTGGTCCATGGTCACAAGTTAGTGGATCGCCTGTGGTTCAAGGAGCAGCGCGTTTGACTGTTTGGCAAGCGGTTGTTGAATCAACAACCCCGACCGCGCCTTCTGTATCTGACTCAGGTGATCATCAACAGGTTCGATGTTTCTATGTGAATCATCCAGATGGAACTCCTGTAATTCATGCTACACAAACAAGTGTAGATGCAACAAGTGATACGTCGGGTAATGCAACATCACCAACTACAACAGTTAATGATTGTGTTCTTGTTTTATGTGCTGCAGGTGATACTCCTGATACGAACGGTACAGCTGAATATGGTTCTGTAGCTAATACAAGTTTAACGGGTGTTGCCGAGAGAGCAGATAATTCAGTTACGACTGGTGGGGGTTCTTCAAAGTTAGTTGCTATTGGAACAAAAGCGACAGCAGGTGCTGTTAATGACTGGACTTACACTAAGGCAAATGCTGGTGTAAAGTCTCATCTTGTTATCGCTTTTTCACCACCCACTGCAACTACTTACTTTGGTAGCTTTGCATTACCTATTACGTTTGGTAAAGAGCTTGTTGGTCAACGAAAGACTTTTGGACAAACTCTTACCCCACTTACTTTTGGTAAAGCTGTTGCTGGATATAAACAAACTTTTGGACAGATTCTTACTCCACTTACTTTTGAGAAAGCAGTCGTTGCTCAACGAGAAACCTTCGCACAATTTGATTTACCCATTACGATTGGGTTTGATACAAACGGTATCATTGAGGGTGATGTTGGTGTAATTACTCTTGATGAAGAAAATGTTGGTTCAAATAATGGAAATAATGGGGGAACGAGTCATAATGATATTACTGTAGACATTATTAATCCCGTTGCTCCTGGTGGTAGAATATTTGTGCAAGTTTGTTGTAATGCTGGAGGAGATAATTCAACGACGGGTGCATCACTTTCGGGTGGTGGTCTATCATGGACTAAAGTTGGCGAGCAAATGACTTCATGGGGTGGTGTGTTTGCTGCTTTATTCTATGCTGACTGTCCATCTGGAATTTCGTCGGGTACTCTTACTTGTTCCTTCACAGCTGGAACTTTCTGGAGATGGATTATAGTTGCATCGTCATATATTTCAACGACGGGTTTTGAAGATGATGTTGCTGTAGATATAAATTGGGCTAATGAATCAAACGGGTGGTCGTCTGATTCAACTGATATTTCTGATGGTGCTCTTTTAATTACTGGACTTGCTACTCGAGATACCGGTACTATTACGCCGGTAAATGGTACAGTAGATAATGAACTTACAAATGAGTTTACTACAGCAATGATTCAGAGACATATTGAGGAAACTGGTGGTAGTTATACAAATTCAGGAACATGGGTTTCGTCCACCACGTCACATGTAACTATTACTGCTGCTTTTAAACCAGCTGCTGGTGGTCCAGAAACGTTTTATGGCAGTTTAGCAATGCCAATTACTTTGAATAGAGAAGTAGTAGGATTTAAAGAAACTTTTGGACAAACTCTATTTCCTGTTACTTTTGGTAAAGCTGTTGCTGGACATAAACAAACGTTTGGACAAACTCTATTTCCTATTACTTTTGGTAAAGCCGTTCTAGGTCAACGCAAGACTTTTGGACAAATCGCGTTACCTATAGTGTTTGGTAAAGAAGTTCTAGGTCAACGAAAGACCTTTGGACAAACTCTATTTCCTATTACTTTTGGTAAAGCCGTTCTAGGTCAACGCAAGACCTTTGGTCAAATTGCATTACCAATTAGTTTTGGGAAAGCTGTTGCTGGTAGTAGGAAAACCTTTGGACAGCTTTTGTTACCAATTACTTTTGGTAAAGCGGTTGCTGGACGTAAGCAAACATTTGGTCAGTTTGCAGTACCTGTGGTATTTTCAAAAGCTGTTGATGGACGTAGACAAACGTTTGGTCAACTGGTATTTCCAATTACTACTACAATCTTTGTTGATGGTTTTGTCACTACAGGACCAATAACCCATTTTGGCCAACTTTCTCTACCTCTTACTTTTGATAAACTAGTTACTGCTCGGCGACAAACATTTGGACAATTTGCGGCGCCATTTATATTTGATGCTGCTTCTCAGGGATGGCGACAAACATTCTCTGAGTTTGAGTTACCAGTTACTTTTGCTGTAGTGGTTGAATCTGGCCCAGTTGGTGCTTATGGAGTTATTGATTTGGGTCTTGTCTTAACTATGAATACGGCTGGGATCATACAGTATGACAGTGTAATATTGAATGATGCAGTCGCTCTCTATCTTGGCGAAACCGAAATTCTAGCCGTTTACGCTGGTGACATACAAGTATGGCCATGACCGAGAATCGATATCAGGCTAGACTGATTAAACGATTAGAAGAAGTATTTCCTGGATGTATCGTGTTAAAAACCGATACATCATACCAACAAGGATTTCCAGATCTTCTTATTCTTTGGTGTGACTGTTGGGCTTCGTTGGAAGTTAAACCTTCCGCTACTTTTCGTTCACAACCCAATCAAGGTTATTTTGTTGAGAGGTTAGATCAAATGTCGTTTGCTGCTTATATTTATCCTGAAAATGAAGAAGAGGTTTTGTATGCGCTTCAACAGGCATTTGGCACTACAAGGTGAGCATGCATTTCTTAGTCCTAGTCAACACCATTGGATTAACTATACTTCAGATCGACTGATTGAACGTTGGACTTCAGCTCAAGCATCTAACTATGGTACACAACAGCATGAGTATGCGCAAAGAGAAATCAAAGAGGGCCGACTTTCAAATCTTGTTGGTACCGTAGGTTTGTATATTAACGATGCGATTCGTTACAGGATGACTACCGAACAGATCTTGTATTATTCAGAAAATTGTTTTGGTACTGCTGACGCAATCGCTTTTCGTTATAATACTCTTCGCATTCATGATTTAAAGACCGGCATATTTCCTGGCTCAGTTCATCAACTTGAAATCTATGCTGCACTATTTTGTCTTGAATATGATAAAGATCCGTTTCAAATCAAAATTGAGTTGCGCATTTATCAGGATAATGAAGTTGTGGTGTATGATGCTGATCCAGAGGACATCATGTTTATCATGGAAAAGATTCAAGAATTTGATAAAATACTTAGTCATCGAAGATTGGAGGAGGAATCGTGATTCGTACTCATGAAGAGCATCTCGCGCATTACGGCATCCTTCGACGATCTGGCCGATATCCTTGGGGATCTGGTGGATCGGAGACTACTCGTAATAGAAGCTTTCTTGATACAGTTGATATTCATCGAAAACAAGGTATGTCCGATGCTGAGATTGCTCGAAATTATGGTATGACCACTACCGAGTTTCGTGGTCTTCGAGCAAATGCCCGAGCTCGTCAGAAGCAAACTGATATTCTTACTGCTCAACGATTAAAGGATAGAGGTTGGTCGAACGTTGCAATTGGTTCTCGTATGGGAATCAATGAGTCTTCGGTTCGAGCTCTTCTTGCTCCTGGATCGAAAGATAGAGCAGATGCTTTACAGAGTACAACGAAAATGCTTAAAGATCAAGTTGAGAAAAAGGGAATGATCGATGTTGGTAAAGGTGTAGAAAGCCAACTAGGCATTACTAAAAATCGACTTGATACTGCAGTTGCTTCTTTGAAAGAAGAAGGATATCCAGTTCATTCAATTAAGATTAGACAAGGTAGTTCTGATAGATACACAACGATGAAAGTGCTTGCTCCTCCAGGTACACCACTTTCTTATGTTCAGAGATTTAGAGCTCAAATTCGACAGATTGCAGAACACTCGATTGATTATGGTCGAAGTTTTCTAGGTATCGATCCACCTATTTCTGTGAGCTCTAGACGTATCGGTATTAATTATAAAGAAGATGGTGGTGATAAAGCGGATGGTGTTATTTATGTCCGGCCTGGAGTGAAAGATCTTTCGATTGGTGAGAATAGTTATGGTCAAGTTCGTATCATGGTCGATAATACCCATTATTTGAAGGGTATGGCCATGTATAGAGATGATCTTCCTGATGGAACCGATCTAGTATTTAATACGAATAAATCTAGTACTGGTCGAAAGAAAGATGTTATGAAGCCGTTGGAGAAAGATGCCGACGGGAATGTAGATCTTGAAAATCCATTTGGATCTATCGTACGTCAAATTCATGGACCAGATGGTAAAGTTTCATCTGCTATGAATATCGTTGGTAGTTCTACACGACCTGAGTCGGGAGTGGAAGGTTCTTGGGATACGTGGAGTAAATCGCTTTCGACTCAGATGTTATCTAAACAGGATCCAAGACTTGCTCAACAGCAGCTTGATTTAACATTTGAACGTCGTCGTATAGAATTTGATCAGATTAGTAAGTTAACGAATCCAGTAGTTCGTAGAGATCTTCTTTTAAAGTTTGCTGATCAAACAGATTCGGCGTCAGTACATATGAAAGCGGCAGCTTTACCTCGGCAAGCAAATCGAGTTATACTTCCAATTTCATCTATGAAGCCAACTGAAATCTATGCTCCTTCTTTTAGGGATGGGGAACGCGTAGTTCTTATTCGTCATCCACATGGCGGAACATTTGAAATTCCCGAGCTTACTGTGAATAACAAGAGTCGAGAAGCTCGAAAACTATTACCACCTAGCCCTAGATTGGATGCTGTTGGTATTCACCCGAATGTAGCCGAACGTTTGTCGGGAGCAGACTTTGATGGTGATACGGTTCTTGTTATTCCCAATAACAAAGGATCTGTAAAAAGAACCCCCGCTCTTGAAGAACTCAAGGGTTTTGATCCGTATGTTTATAGACTACCCGATGATTCACCCATTCGCCGTATGGATAGCGCTACCAAGGGTAATGAAATGGGTAAAATTTCTAACTTGATTACGGACATGTCTCTTCGTGGAGCGGATCCATCTGAGGTTGCCCGTGCAGTAAAGCATTCCATGGTTGTTATTGATGCGGAAAAGCATGGGTTAGATTATCTACAATCTGAGAAGGATCATGGTATTGCCTCTTTGAAAGAAGTGTATCAAGGAGGAAAGAGACGTGGTGCTTCTACTTTAATTAGTAGGGCCCGTGCTGAGATTCGTGTTCCTGAAAGGAAAGCGAGACCAGCAGCACAAGGTGGGCCGATTGATCCTGTTACTGGTAGAAAAGTCTTTGTACCAACAGGCCGCCAGGTTACTACTCGTAGTGGGAAAAGAGTTGAGGCATTAATTAAATCACAGAAGTTAGCTGAGACCGATGATGCTTTTACTCTTTCATCTGGTACCCAGATGGAGATGATCTATGCACGCCATTCTAATAAGCTAAAGGCTATGGCTAATGAAGCAAGGAAAGAAGCATTAGCTACTAAGGATAAGCCTTACTCTCCATCAGCAAAGAAAGTGTATGCAGGAGAAGTATCTTCTTTAACTGCGAAACTTAATCTTGCAGAAAAGAATGCCCCCCTTGAAAGACAAGCCAACCTCATTGCAAATGAGACCGTCTCTATAAGACGGCAGGCTAACCCAGGTATGGATCCATCTGAGGTTAAGAAGATTAGAACATTAGCATTGAATGAAGCCCGTATTAGAACGGGTGCTAAGAAGACTCAGATTGAGATAACACAGAGTGAATGGGATGCTATTCAAGCTGGTGCACTTAGTACTGATAGACTAGAAAGAATCCTCCGTCATAGTGATTCGGATAGTGTTAAGAAGTTGGCTATGCCAAAGACTCAACCTAAGATGACGTCTACTAAGATCGCTCGTGCTAAGTCTATGGCTGCTGCTGGCTATACTCAAGCTGAGATAGCAGCTCACTTGGGTGTTGGTTTAACTACACTCAAGGAAGGTCTCAATGGTTGATCAAACAATTTACATGTTGACAACAGTTGACAATCCATTCGATCCATTCACTAGGTTTGATGAATGGCATGCGTTTGATACAAGAATGGGTTATCATTCTGCAGCCTTCCTCGCTCGCATCTCTAATGTATCAAATGATTTGTCTGAAGCTGACCAGACTCTTGCTATCCAAAATGCTATTGATGAGATTGTACAAGAAAATGTTTCAGGGATGTGGACTAAGGTTTCACAAAATCAAAGTAGGGATACTATTTTGTAGGGGAGGGGGGGTCGAAAAAAAAGTACCCCCCTATTGCATC